GGAACAACAAGGTAAGGTTTACTATTGTGCCGACCATAACCTATCACTATCAGGCATCATTGCATCGAAGAAGAACGTAGAGATGATGGTTGAACCTGTTGATTGGTCTATCGTAGGTAAGGAGTATGATGGGCAGACGGAAGCGTTAGTCTTTGCCATAGATAAGGCTAAGATTACGAATCAGTTAGCGTTAGATATGATTGAATCCGATCCAGAGTTAGAGAATAGTATCCGTATGCAGTACGTTAAGGTGCAGATGGGTATAGATTCAATGGATAAGATGTATGCAGAGAACAAGAGGTACTACGATAGTCGCATAGGCGAGATTGCCAATGCTGATGTAGTAAAGGAACAAGGATACTTCTTTGGTGTAGAAGAGTTGAAGATACACAAGGAAGGAAGTATGGTTATTGCAGGTGGTAGTAACGATGCAACACGAATATATACTGAGCCGACTAAAGTCACTCAGACTATTATAGAGCCGACTACGGTCACTCAAACGGAACGAAACAAAGATTATTCAAAAATTAAATTCATTTAAAATGACAAAAGTAGAAAAGGCAGCACAAGACGCTGCTATACTAGCCCAGTTTGAAGAAAGCATTAAAGATTTGCCTGAAACTGAAAAGACCCTGATGAGAACAGTAAAGTCTCAAATTGATTCAGCATTAGCTAAACAAACTTCGGAGAACGAAGAAGCTACCGCTAAAGCCTTAGAAGATGCCCTTGCGCAACTTAAAGAGCAAGAGACTATCAAAGCTATGGCTAAGACATTACAAGCGCAAGGATTGGCTATTAGCCGTATTGAAGCAAGTAAGTTAGTTCCTAACGCAGAACCTACTACTTTTAACGAAGCATTGAAGGCAACATTTGATGCTCAATCATCTACGCTTGAACAAGTACGTTCACAAGGTGGTCTTCGTAAAGGTCAAGATTTAGAGTTTGAAGTTAAGGCAGTAGTTAACATCACGGAAGAATTAACTATTATTGCAGGTGCTACTGAAAATACACTTACGCAAAATACAGGTGTAATTAGTCCTATTAGACTTCGTACTGAAAAGTATTTACAAGCCGTTACTACTGGAACTATCAACAATCGTTTTGCATTGTGGATTGAAGAAACTGGTGCAGATGGTACTCCTGTAATGATTTCAGAAGCAGCAGCAAAAACTCAAATCTCTGTATTGTATGTTGAGAAAACTCAGCCAGTTCAAAAGATTGCCGTTTACTCTAAAATTTCTACGGAGATGTTGGCTGACTTGCCACAATTGACAAGTTTTATCCAAAACTCAATGTTGAAGCGTGTTAACGTAGCTATTGAAACTCAATTATTTTCAGGTACAGGTGTAGCACCTGCTCTTAAAGGTGCTAACGAATGGGCAACTACATTTGCCGCAGGTAACTTAGCTAATACTATTGCTTACGCTAACGAAATTGATGTTATTCACGCAATTGCAAATCAAGTTGATTTAGCTTTTGGTGCGCCTAACGCAATTTTTGTTCACCCTGATACATTGAACAAAATCTTCGGATTGAAATCAACAACAGGCGAACCATTGTACAAAGATTATATGGATTGGTCTATTGGTGGTACAGGTCGTAACTTGGTTGTTGCAGGTATGAATGTAATTGCTACTCCTGCCGTTACCGCAGGTAGTTTCATTGGTGGTGATATGAAAGTGTTGAATGTATTGTTCAGAGAAAGTTTAAACATCCGTTTAACTCCATCAGGTGATGATCCAATCAATAACTTGATGACACTTATCGTTGAGGCACGTCTTGTTCAGTTTGCATCTGCTAACGATACAGGATGTTTGGTAAAAGGTGATTTCGCAACAGCTATCGCAGCTTTAACTTCAGTAGCATTAGCATAAATTAAATAACAATGGCAAAATCTAAAGTAAATAAAGTAATAGAAGAATTGGATGTATTAGATACTCCTATCGTTGAAGAGCAACCTATGGTTGTCGAACTACCTATCTTAAAAGGAGACCAAACAATCATCGGATTAGGTTTAGGTGGACTTGTCAAGGATAAGGAATATAAGGTGTCATCCGACATAGCTACTATTTTAATTACTAAAGGTTTTGCCTCTTTAAAAAACAAATAAATGAAAAAATTAGGAATCATATTACTGATGGCTGCGCTCTTCAGTTGCAACGACACACAAGCGCAAATTACAATGACTGCATCTACTGCCTCATTGGATAGTATTTTGAATGCAGGAACTACTACTGCATTTAAAACTCCTGCCTTAAATAGTTTGGTATCAGGTAATTATAGAGTGGTATTTACTGCTGTTAATGTATCAGGTACATCAACTTTTAAAGCAGTTCTTGAAGGTTCTATGGATGGAACTACTTGGTTTAATTTAACAGGTAATTCAGGTACTGATGGTCGAAATACTGATACACTTCAATGTACAGGTGTTTCAACTGCCGCTCAATTTACAATGACTAGCATACCGGGCGGTGGTAAATATGTATATTCTACACAATTCTATAATGGTGGAGGTCGTGTATTATATGTTAGAGTTCGATTCATAGGAACAGGAACACAAGTAACTCGTATTTCATCTGTAAAGCTATATTCGTTTAACTAATGAGCCAAATAACTCAATTAAATCATTTCGCAGGTAATATTTATTTACCTAATGTAACTTCACAAGCTACCGTAGAAGGTGCAAAAGCTACTGCGTTCATTAATAAATATGAGCCTGAGTATTTGCAATATATACTTGGTTACGAGTTATATGATTTATTTGAGAATGGTTTATTAACTAATACGACTATTTACAAGAATATCAGAGATGGGGTTACCTATACTGATGTTTGGACTGGTCGCACGGAGAAATGGTATGGTTTTGCATCGGTTGGTACAAATCCCATAGCGAATTATATTTATTATCAGTTGTTGAAAAACAACGCACAACAAACAACAGGAATTGGTCAGGTGAACACGGTAGCGGAAAACGCTACTCGTGTCTCTCCTGAGATTCCAATGTGTAGTGCTTGGAATGAGATGGTTGATTTTAATATCAAGCTATACGGATTCTTATACGCTAATCAAGACATATATCCATCTTGGATAGGCAACGATTATTACGCAAGGTCTCAAGAGTTCGTAAACTTATATAGAAAGATTAATACATTCGGCATCTAATGGGAGCAACCTATACTTCACTTCCTATATCTATACCTTCAATTATGAAGGCGATTGTTAGCGAGGTAGAAACTAACTTAATAGATGAAGCATCACTTGACATTCCAAGAGTATCGTTTAAATGCGAGACTTGGATTAAGTTAATGGAAAGGCTAAGTAAGGAATCTCAGGTTGCAACATTTGATGAAGCAAAGTATCCTCTTGTTGCATTATTACGCAACTTTGATGAGAAGTATAAAGCTAACACCGATCTTGTTGAAGTATCATTGACATTGGTGATTGTAACTCCATCTACACCCACGAAAGAGAGTGAGGACAGAGAAGTAGATAATTACACACCAATATTATATCCTATCTATGCTGAGTTGATGTCGGTACTTGCTGAATCGCCTTACTTCTTAGGTTATGGTATATCCATTGAGCATACCAAGACTGATAATATGCACTTGGGAGTTGATGGAACACAAGGTAATACTAAGTACTTACTTCCTGATTGCGTTGATGGTATTATCATAAGCGGATTGAAGTTAGGGGTTGTGCCATCACGTTGTGTTGGGTTTAACTATGGGCCTCCAGTTCAGTTGACATACTTGAATAACGTAGCGGAGTTAAGTATTTCGGTTACTAACTTTACAATAGGTGTAACTCTAAATAATGCACAATACATCAATGGTGTAGTTCCTACTCCAAGTTATTACTTGTATTATCCTATTTCATCTCAAGCAGATATGGGTAACAAAAAGATAGAAGAGGGTGGGTCGGCTGTCTTGTTTCAAACTGTAAGTTTAGAAGATGGAAATTACTATGGATACGTTCTTTCAGATGATGGTACAACAAGAAGTACATTATATTTCGGATTCTACGTTAAAAGTGGCAATGCCGTTAAATGCACCACATTTGTTAAGCATTATTTAAATAACTTTATTGTATCAGGAGTAGATTATAGCGATTACCCATTTGATGTTACTCATAAATTTATTTATTCTGATAAAAACATACAACAAATTGAATTGACATCAAATGGCGGTAACGTACAATACCAACAATTCTTTGCACCTTATGTATTAGACACAACGCAAATAACAACAACAATTAATCAAGAAAAACCATTATCTCCTACGGATATAACTTATACCGTTTTGGTTGACGATCAATATTTAAATTCACAATCATTTTATAAAACAAATTAAAAATTATGCCAACATACACAAACATAATCGCTTGTAATACTGCGAATAGCAATACAGGGATTCCTCAATGTTCCTTCGACTTTGGAACTATTGAAAAATTTATGCTTATCCCAAAAGGGACTAAGTTCACACAAACGCACGTTCAGACTTTATTCTCAGTCTTGAATGGTTCATCGGTAGTAGGTTCAGCGCAATATCCTACCGAATCAGGAAGAGGTTACCCAATCGGTAAGTTCATAAACATTGAAGATAAGAGTACGGAAACGACTACTACTTCAACAGGATATGGCTCAATGATTCTTGGTAAGAAAGGTAAGTTTTACTTTGAGTGGGAGTATAAGAATGGTGGTATGAACTACGATGTTATGCTTACTACTTTTGAAGGACATCAAGATTCATACGATGTATTGTTATTCGATAAGACTGCGAATGCGGTAATCGGAACTACACCTGATGCTAATGCTCTTGGTAACGTACTTCAAGGTCTTAGCCTTGACTTGATTATCTGCCCTCTACCTAAGTTATCTGCCGATGGTGTTACAACACACAAGATTGGATTGATATTCTCTGATGCTAACGAGTTGATGCAATCAATGGCTTACTATGTATTACCTACTTCACAAAAGGTTAATAACATCGTAGGTTTGCGTAACTTGGAGATGTCACTTGCTCCTGTATCGGCTAACTTTACAGGTGGTACAACAGTCCTGAAACTTCGCTTTACTACCGATGGTGGTGCGGTTGATTTAGGTCCTATTTATGGTGCTACTTTAGCTACTTTGTTTGCTCAGTTTACTGTTACCAATAACGCAACTGGAGTAGCTTTAACAACACCATCAGCAGGTGCATACGCAGCCAATGTAGTTACATTAACTCTTGGTGCATCATCAGGTAGTGCAGGTACTGAGTACACAATCACAAGTCCTTCAATCGCAGGATTGATTGCAGCTTCACCTACAATTTCAGGATTTGGTAACGCAACATTAGTAGCAACAACTATATAATATGAATAACGAATCAATTAAAGTAGATAATACGAATTGGTCAGTTGACCACGTTTCATCGTTCACTTCGATTTCCGATTTTATAGCTTGGCATTCTACAAGCGACCATTCAGATGAGCATTTGAAATTGGTATATGAATTGGTTAACGCAGAGAAACCTAAAGGTAAAAACAAATAACAAATACGGAGGGTGCGGTAATGCGTACCCTCCATTACCTTATGACAATTCAAGAGAAATACCAACGATTTAAAGGGTTGCAAAAAGACCTTGATATATGTGGTATGGATTCTATGAGAGATACTCAAAAAGAGTTCTTGGATTACAATAAGGAGCAGATGTTAAGTGGTGAAGGTAATGATGGACAAGCAATGGGCGAATACGCATTACCTTGGTACGCAGATAAGAAGTTTAAGATGAATCCACGAGCAGATGGTAATGTTGACTTGTACCTAACTGGTTCTTTTCAAGCAGGAATGTTTATGGATATATCGGCTAAGAACTACGTCATCAAGAGTACGGATGGCAAGACGGCAAAGTTACTTGGTTGGTATCCTAACGCATTCGGATTGAACAAGGAGAACTTGGATGAGTATAGAAATGGTGTATTCTTTGATGCCTTTATGAAAAGAGTAAGACGGCAAGTAAATGGCTAAAGATAAGATATGTTTGCCGTGTGAGAGAGAGAAGGCTAAATTACCAACGTATGGTAAATTGGCTAAACAACGAGCAATAAATGAAAACAAAACAATAGTAGTATATTTCGATGAGGAAGATAAAAAGTATTATACAACGGATTTGGAAACAGCGCAAAAGCGAGGTTATAAAGCCGTTGAATATTACACGCCTCTATAACTCTATTGATATGCCACTACGAGTATTCATTGATGCAATCGTAGATGGCAATACCGAAGATATTGATAACTTTGAAGATATTTACATTGAGTTTTGCGAATCTATTGGCGGTAAGCAGTTAGAACAATCAATGGATCAGAACAAGGAGATAGTAACTCTACGTTCAAGGGTTATCGTTACCGCTAAGACTATTGAGATGTTACTAATGACAAGGAGCAAGGATATGTTTGACTTGCTTATGTCCTTTGAGTATCCTACACAAGCATTGGAGTTTTCTGATGAGAACATAGAGAAGTTGATAATGCAGATTGAACCGCACTTGAAGTTAGAATCGGTGGACTTACAAGTTTTGCAAAACGCATTACCAAAGACTAAAGGAAGTTACACAAGAGATTATTTTTACTCAATGTTGGTTGAGATTTCAACGGCATTCAAGATGTCCGTAACGGATGATATATCTTTACGAATGTATTGTGCTTATGTAGTCAAATACAAGCAATACGCAGAACAATTAAATAAGCAAAATATATGATGTACGCAGTTTGTTTTATAGGTGGTATTATTTTCACATTTGCAACCTCTTGGTTGTATAATAAGATGCTTGACATATATTTGCAAAGGAAGGAAGATGAAGACTTTTTAACGGACTATTTTAACCAATTAGAAGAAGATGGCAAACGCTAACGGCAGTATAGATGAAATAATTGGGCAGGAAGCGATTAAGCAGATTGATGACGCTACCGCTAAAATGGGTACGTTATTAACTACCTTCAAGGAATCAGTTACTGCGGTTAACTTAATGAATGATGCTTTGAATAAAGCAGGTAGTGGTGGTAGTGGTGGACTAAAGAGTAATACAACCGCTATCAATGAGCAAGAGAAGGCACTTAAAGCCTTGATTAAGGCTAATGAAGATGCAGGTAAGGAGTACATACAACTACAACAACTAACTAAGCAACAAACGGCTGCTAATAGGTTAGACGCACAATCAGCGAATGCCTCCAAAGGTAGTTACAATGAACTACAAGCAAATATGTCATTGCTCATTGCGAAGTACAAATCATTGAGTGCTGAGATGCGTAGTGGGGCAATCGGTAAGGGATTACAAGCCGATATTGCAATGGCGAATAAGTCATTGAAAGATTTAGATGCAGGACTTGGTAATATGCAACGTAACGTAGGTAACTATGGTTCAGCAATATCTAAGGTATGGGGTGGTATTAGACAGTTAGCTTACATATTGCCTGGTCTTGGTATTGCAGGTATATTTAATTTGGCAGGTGAGGCTATAACTAAATTATTTCCTCAAATAGAAGAGTTTTATAATAAAATTGTAAATGGTAATGCAGAGGCGAAAAAAGCTGCTAAAGAATTAAGCGAAGATATTGGCAAACAAACAGGTAAATTTGAAACACTTACAAGGCAATTAAATGACCATAATTTAAGTAAAGAACAACACATTAGGGCGGCAAAAGAATTGCAAGAACTTTATCCAACAGCATTAAAAAATTATTCAGCAGAAGAAATTGCAGCAGGTAAAGCGTCAGAAGCAATTAAATTAATTGGGAAGGCTTTAATAGCAGTATCAATGGCAAGGGCAGCACAATCAGATATTGATAAAAATGCATCTGAAAAATATTCTAATGAAAAAAATATTGATGAATTAAAGGCTAAGTTAATACTTGAAAAAGAAAATCAAAAAATATTTTTAGAACAAACTAAAACTATAAATAGAAATGATAATTATTATAATTTGATTGTTGAAAGAGCAAATAAATCAACTAATGCAATTTCTTCAATGTCATCTGAAATTGAGAAATTAACAAATCGAAATAATGAATTAGAAAATTCAATGAATAAAGCAGCCAATGCAATAGGTAAATATGATGCAGCAGCTAACGCTGGTGGACTAAAAATAGATGGTAGCGATATATCTAAAGGTGGCAAAGATAAAAAACCAACCGCTACTAAACCAGTTAATCGTATTGATGACCTTAAAAAGCAAATGGATGATGATATAGCTGTTGCAAAAGTTGCAGCTAGTGAAGCATATAAAACTGAAAATGAATTAAGGCAAGACATCTTAGAAATTTATAAAAAATACGCTACTGAAAAATTAAAAGCAGTTAAAAATTTAAACAAAGATGAAGAACACTCAAGCAAACAATTAAAAGAACAAATACTTAAAGATACTCAGTCAATAGTTGAAAAACAAACTGCTGAAATAAATAAGCAGATTAAAAATGATATTGACCAACATAATAGAGCATTAAAACTTAAAATTAAAAATAATAGCGAAAGAGTAAAAGATGAAGAAAAGGCTTGTGATGATATAGACAAAGCAGGTGAAGATGCTTGGAAAAAACAACAAGATAGACAAGAAAAAGACAAGGAACAAAGAGAAGCTGATCGAAAGGCTTTTATAGATGCTTTTCAGTCAATGGCAAATTCTACATTTGATATTGCAAATTCAATATCAGATGCAATATTTGCAAAGCAAATGCAGCAATTTGATGCACAAGATAAGGCATTAAAATCTTACTATGATAACGAATTAAAATTTATTGAAAGTTCAGGTTTTTCTAATGAGAAAAAAGAAAAAATGAAAGCTAAATTAGCTGCGGAAACCGAAGCTAAACAAAAACAAATTGATAGAGAAAGGGTTACCGCATTAAGAAAACAAGCAAAATTACAAAAGGCTTTAGATATAAACCAAGCAGTAGCTAGTACGGCACTTGCAGTTCTTAAAGCATTAGGAGATAAAACTATTGAAACTCCTTATTTAAGGATTGCTAATGCAGTTGCGGCAGGGTTAATAGGTGCAGCGCAAATAGCTAGAGTTATTGCAACACCCCTTCCACAATACGCAAAAGGTCGTAAAGGTGGTAAAGCAGAACACGCTATCGTGGGTGAGATAGGACAAGAGGCAATCGTAACTACTGATGGTAAAGTAACACTTACACCATCAACTCCAAGTCTTGCATACATCCCACAAGGTGCGGATGTAATTCCTCATAACGAATTGATAAAGAACTCAGCGTATGTAGCACTTGCAAGACAAGGAACTGTTACTACTGATAAGTTACAAATGGCATTGATATATGAGTTTGAAAAGAATACTGAAGAGATTAAGGCTCTCCATCTCACAATGAAGTCTAAGAACCTAACTGCAACATATAACGGATTGGGTGCATTTGAATCATATAAACAAGCAAACATAAGATAATGGCGCAACCTAAACCATATAAACATTATCTAAGGTACTATAATCTATCTGCATTAGCATACGAATACTATTATGTAACAGGGAATACAGTAGATACTATATTAAATAAAACTGAACTTGCTCGTGCGCCTGAAGGATGGCAAGAATATGAAGTTGGTTGGGAACGTGGTTTTACTTACTACGGAATGTTTACATCATACGCAACACCTTTAAAGTTTCACAAAGATGGCGCATTGATACTTCGTTACTTACAATATACTTATGGCATCGAAGCTAAGTGCGAGTTGCTTGTAGAAAAGTTTAATAGTGATACTGCGGTATTCGATTACGAAACATTTTTTATTGGAGATTTGGATTTGTCTAAAGCTACTGATGAGTTTGATTATGTTGTTGTACCAATAATGGAAAGTGGTTTCCCTGCAAAGTTAAAGGCAAGAGAAGATACACCTTACGAGTTTTCTATTGATGGTAATCCTGATGTGAAGTATGTGTTTAATGATGGCATAGCTTTACAATCTAAAATATATTGGATTGGGTCTGTTGGGCAAAATTTTAACTTTTATCCTGATTTAAATTATTATTTTGATGAAGGAACAAATGTTGCATTACATCCTTATACACAACAAGTACTTCCAACTGGCGGATTATTGACATTTTTAGAAAATACAAGCGGAAATAGTATAGATGTTACACTTGAATGTAATTTTAATATAACAGTAAGCACTAATGCAGGTACTCCAAATGCTCAAGCACAAATGCTATATGGATTATACCCTATGGGTAGTACTTTTTCATCTTATTATTATGTATTAAATAGTTCATTTGTTCACGGAGGTAATGTATCTCATATTTATTCAGGAGTAAATTCACAAACTATTACAGTCCCTACTGGATATGGTCTTGCATTACTTTTTAGAATGCAAAAAACAAGTGGTGGAGTTCTAACATCAAATGATTATATAGCCGAAATTAACGCACTTGAATTATCAGCATATTTTGTAAATAAATATGAACCTACTTATATACCAACTTTAAGAGCAATTGATGTAATGGAATATCTTATTAATAAAATAGGAGAAAATAGTTTAGGTCAACCTGACCAAACTCCTGCTTTTATTGACCATACTATTGAATCTCAATTCCCAAATCAAATAGTAATTACATCAGGTGATGGTATTAGAAATTTAGGTGGTAGTAAATTAAAAATATCGTTTTCAGATTTGTTTAAATTCTTGAACATAAAGTTTGGAGTAGCATTTTATTATGATAAGACTACAAACATTTGCCACTTACAAGATAAATCAAATGTGTTTATAAATTCTCAAGGTGCAGGATATGGTAATATTGGAAGTGTAAATAATCTTAAAATAACTCCATTTACATCTGAAGCATTTGTAAACTTAAAAATTGGAGATAAAAAACAATCATACGACCAACGTGGTGCAAACGATACTGAAATAACAAATGGCAAAGATGAGTTTAATACTGAAACTGTACGTCTTAGTCCATTAGTAAGAATAAATAAAACTGCTGATTACATTAGTCCTATTCGTTGTGATATGTATGGTATTGAACTTGTAAGAGTTAATCTTGAAGGAAAAACTTTATCAGATTCTTCAAGTGATAATGATGTATTTGCCATTCATAAAAACGAAGATAGTAGCGGTAACTTTAATTTACTAAACCAAACAACAGGAGCAATAGTTTCAACACCTTACTACCTTTTATATCGCACACCAATAGTTGCAGGTACTTGGGAGATACAAAATATATCTTCACCTGAAACTGCATACAACATACTTTTCTCACCTCAGCGTTCTCTATTTAGAAATGGTGCTTACTTCCGTTCATTGCTGAAACTTAATGATGCAAATTCACTTAACTTCCAATTAAGCGGAATGAATAATGTTGGTAACTTGAAGATGATTACCTATACAAATGGAGCATTAGACTTCAATGAAGGCGGTGCGGTTCTAATTAGTGATTTATGCCCTGATGAGGATTTGTTATTCCAACCTGTAATCTTTGAATTTGAAACAAAGGAAGTCATAAATTTGTACAATTTAATTGAAGATAATCCGTATAATTATATTACTTTTACATACTTGGATAATCAATATGCAGGGTTCATAATATCAGCGAAAAGTAAACCAGTAATAAGAGGTACAACACAGTTCAAATTGTTAGCAGCACCAAACACAACTTTAACGAACTTAATACGATAGATGGCAAACATATTTGAAATACCTTTACTCAATCCACTTAGGGCAATATGGCAAAGTGATAAACTGAATGCAGACGCAGGAACTATACTATATCAAGCCTTCAATCCTTCTTATAACTATCGTAACATAGATTCCGATTGGTACTATCGAACTCTAAAGGAATATGAGCAGAAACAACCTTACGTTCAACCATTTCAGCAATCAGATACTATTAGAGTTCAATGGATAGGTAGCGACAATACATCAGGCTTTTATGACCACGTTAAGTTACTTGATAGCAATGGATCGGATACAGGTGTTTCAATTTCAGTAGGTTCTTCGGCAATAGGCAGTAGGACTTTGTACACCATTACACTTCCATTGTGGAATATCAACGAGGGCAAATACTTCTTATCGGTATATCATCTTCCTGCATCCAACGATAGAACTTATATTATCTTTGAGCCATTCCACGTTAAGCAAGTTCACATCAAGACGGTTAGAATAGATTATTTTAACTCGTTCAATGACCAATCGGTTATATACCCTACTTCCGCTTATATACCACAAATACGAGTTCACGGATGTATTACTGATGTAACTAACGAAAGTAAGTTCAATGTATACGAAGACCAACCTATGAATGTAGAGATGGTATCAGGCATTCCGTATCGCACGTTTGAGTTAACACTTGGTGGTAGTAAAGGTATTCCACAATGGTACGCAGACATCATAGAACGTGCCTTGTTGACCGATACTCTTATGATTGATGGTATTGCTTACACAAGAGCAGAAGGTGCTAAATTAGAGTCTAAGAAGGAAGCAGGTAAGCCTTTGAATATGTATACTATCAAGTTACGAGAAAGATACAATACGTCAACATTGGATATAGTTCAAAAGAAGTCTTATGTAGTCGGAGCAATGCCTCAGACGGATTACTTTTGGATTGAGACTATGACAATTAATAACGCATCAGTTGACGTAAGACGTATGTTCAAAGGTAAGCGTAATTTCTTAGACTACTTGAACGCAACGTACTTGCTTACTTATGGTTATTGGGCAGAAGATTATAACAATAAACTTGTGTTTGTACTTAACTCTATAACTACAAGCATAAACACAACAACACTTACAACGGCTAATACGTTAGCTTATGGTATTAGATTCAGATGCGTTGGAACTGGAGATTTTACAATAGATTTATCAGCACCTGCAAGTAGCAACTTTTATGCAATAGCTTATTCAGATGGTTCTGCATCAGTTAATAAAACTGCATTGGCAGTATATACATCTATAACAACAATAACTAAAAACTTTGCAATCAATAGTGTAAAAGATGTTTTTATATTTGGAAGTAATATTAAAACATACGATACAACAAGTAGTACAATAAAAATTACTGAAGTTGATGGAGATTTAGCAATAGGTTGTACTGATTTATCAATGTCTTCAATGATTGGCACAAATACTATCGGAAACTTATTCAAGTATATGACAAGTTTAAAGTATTTACTATTCAATGACTTATCATTATCTTCATCTATGATAGATAGTATCATAATGAACCTCTACGATGCAAGGACAAGACTTCACTCAACTTGTACAATATATTTGAATGGTCAAACACCATCTGCACCTCCAAGTAATACACAAGGCATTAACTTGTTTAAGTCTACTATTAAATCACTTATAACAACTTTAACTACCGACTAATGGCACTACTACCAATAGGAAATAGAAAGCGTTATAGCAATAGGTTACAAGTAACAACCGTTGAAGCTGATTATAACATACTTATGAAAGCTAATAACGGAGACGATATGAGTATAAGCAAAGAAGATTTTATGACGTATGTAAGTAATAACGATATTGATGGAGGCGATGCGAATAGCAGATATTTAATAACACAAAAAATAGATGGAGGTAACGCATAATGGCTAACATAATACAAATACGAAGAGACTTAGGTGCTAATTGGACTTCTGCGAATCCAACACTTGCCGATGGTGAGTTAGGTGTCGAAACGGATGCCTCACCTGCTGCCAAGATGAAGATTGGTAACGCAACTGATGATTGGACTACGTTACAATATCTTGCCATTGATGGTTCAAGAATATACAACGGAACAACTGTACCATCAACATTATACAATGACCACGATTACTATATCCGTACTTCAAATGGTGCAGTATATGAACAACAATCAGGTGCTTGGGTATTGCTATTTACAATGTCAGGTGGTGGCGGTTCATCTTGGACTGATGCAACTATAACTGATGCTAACTTTACCGCAGCTAACGATACAAGATACTATTTACCTGCTCATACTTTATCTGCCAATAGATTGGTTAACATAGGTAGCATAACAACGCAAGTAATGTTTATCATTGAGGAGAATTACGATGATTGGCATCTATCGTTTACAGGCGGTACGGTATATGATTCAGGTGGTTCAAACGTGATAACTGAAATACTTGGTCAATGGACAACTGTATATACTAAAATAGCAAGTAAATTAATAAGAACACAATAATATGAGAAGAATCATTACGGCACTATTAGTGCTACTAACAACAAGTGCAATAGCACAAAACGGAGGTCAGATAACTGGCAAAAAGAATAGCGGACTTACAGGAACTGTGATGGTAGATTCCGTTGCATTGAAAGTATCAGATAGTGCATCTCGTGTTTATCTATCAGCTATGAAGTTAAAGTCAGATAGCATCTACAAACGTATGTACCAAGATAGCATCAATCTTGCCAAGTTAGGTACAGGTGTTACGATAACAGGTAGCGTAACTGCGAATCTTGATGTAACGGATAGTACTAATTTATCAGGTATCAATAGCAAGTTAGGAGGCACGTTGACGGTTTCACTTCCATCAGGTGCGTCAACTGAAACAACTCTATCCGCTTTAAATAGCAAAGTGCCATCAGGGTTATCAACTGCTGGGAACAGACTTGCTATTTATAGTCCTGATAGTATTAGGGTTTTTGCAACTAATGGGTTTGGAAGTGGCGGTAGTGGAGGTACAACAAGTTTAGATGCAGTTGATTCCACTAATCTTGCAAATACGGCTACAAATACATCAAGGCTACCATCAGGGTTAACGGTGACATCAACTCGGTTATTAGTTGACGGTAGTGGGGTAACACAACCTGTATCAGTATCAGGTAATGTTAACACAACCATATCAGATGTTACTAAAAAAACATTAAGTACGCAATTAGTATCGGCAGATACAGGGTTAGTTGTTAATGCAGTTATGCACGGCTTGACAACAGGCGGTGGTGGTGGATATCACGATGTAAAAGTTAACCCATCAGGCGCATTAACTGTTGAAGCAACATTGGATAGTGCTACGCAACGAGGAACTATGAAGATTAGCAATTTTCCTGCTACACAAGCGGTTACAGGTACTTTTACATCATCAGTACCAACGTATTCGGTAAGCGGTACTATTACTACACAAAACTTAACACCAACTAGAACGGCAACGGCAGGTAGTGCGGTATTGGCATTGTGTGATGGATATGCAACAGCATCAATAAAAGTTAGAGGAGGTTACACAGGTGCATTAACTGCTCAATTTAGTAATGATGATTCAACTTGGACAACTCCATCTACAAATTTGTTGTATAGGTATACAGTATCAGGTGCAGGTGCAAGTTCAAGTATTTCAAGTGGAGATACTTCTTTATATTTTATGCCAACAATGGGTGCTAAAAGAATTAGATTAACAGGATTATCAGCAATGACAGGAACGGCAACTGTATTTATAGTTTTGAATACGGCAAATAATATTGTTTATATTAATCCAAGCCAATCAGTTGTAGTTACAAATACACTTTTAGCTTCAGGGGCAAGTGGAGGTTATAAATTAGAAGATGCCGCTTCCGCAAGTGGAGATGGTGGTTCTTTTATTATGGGCATTCGTTCTGATACACTTACATCTACACCATCATCAGCAAATGGTGATTATACGCAATTTTCTGTAACTAAAAATGGTTCTTTATTAACCAAAGATGAGATGCGCCATCGTGTAACATATCGTGCATCATCAGGTAGTTTTAGTCCTGCTGCATTAGCTACCGATATATTCACTATTTCAGGTGTTGCATCTAAAACAATAATGATAACTAAGATTATATTCTCAGCTACGCAAACGGCAGGTAGCACATTCAATGTTGCATTAATTAAAAGGTCAACGGCTAATACATCAGGAACGGCAACGGCTATGACGGCAGTACCACTTGATGCCTCAGATGCTGCGGCAGGTTCAATTGTTCAATATTATACTGCTAATCCTACACTTGGCACTACGATTGGTTCGGTTGAAACTGCGCCTATATTTTGTTCAACTACGGCAACACAACCAGAAAAATATGTGTTTGACTTTGGATTAAGAAGCAAACCTATAATACTCAATTCAGCATCACAAGCATTATCTATAAATCTTGGAGGAGTAACTATGACAGGTGGTGCTTGTTTTGTAACAATCGAATGGACAGAAACTTGGTAAACAATAACTATATGAGATACATAATCATTACAGCCTTGATGCTGTTAACAATCGCAACACAAGCCCAAACAAAGGCAAGAATTTTAGAAAACTTAAAGAACGATGATTCTACTTTTAATCTACGTTATGAACTATACATAACGATTCCTGCTAAATTCATTGCCATTCCTGATAAGGATGCAACCTTTCAATCTTTAAAACAAGAGATACCTGAGATAGAACGTATTGACGGCAATATGGTTGTATTTAGATGTAATGATAAGTTTTACAACTATCAAAACGAAGCGAGTATTAAAGCGTTCATACAAACCAAATGGTTATCATTATTGAGTAAATTGAACACGATACAAATCAACGCATCTGATTGGATATTAGGTCAAACATTCGATGGCTCTACTTGGAAGAACGATGAGTAACCTAATCACCCTCACTTGGACTGGCACATACGAAGATTTGAAGCAGTTATACATTGCTCATATCGAAACCGATGCCATACTTGGAGATGATGTGGAAAGTAAAGCAGAGATGGTCTTTGGATTAATGCAACACCTAACCTTGAATAATAAAATAAAAGCAAAAGTTGATATAAAGCAATGGAAACAAAACTGATAGAAGAGATGTTAAAGCAAAGCGCACTTGTAGGTGTGTTAGCTTTTTGTGGTTACATACTATGGAAACGATACGATAAGTTTACCGAACGTACAATGAATGAACTTGATTCACTTCGTGCGGAAGTGAAGCGTATTATGGAAGAAGATAGAGTAAAGATGTATGGAATCATTGAAACCAATACTCGTAGCATTGATAGACAATCTTTGATGATGGATAGGTCGGCTAAAGTGATGGAGTGTATCATCGAAGAGATTAAAGACTTCAAGGAAGGTGAGTTGTATCAAGAGCATATAGGTAGAAGAGTTAAAGCAATCCGTAAGTAATGAAAGTATCACAAGTCGGAATTAAACTAATCCAAACCTTTGAATCTTGCCGTCTACAAGCGTATCAAGATAGCAAGGCTATTTGGACAATCGGTTGGGGCAATACGCAATACGAGAACGGCATCAGAGTTAAGAAGGGTGATGTACTTACTCAGCAACGTGCTGATGAGTTATTCGCTACGATATTACTTAGCTTTGAGTATGGAGTTACTAAGCGAGTACGAAGTGTTCTAACTCAAGGTATGTTCGATGCGTTAGTATCATTTAGTTATAATCTTGGGTTAGGCAATCTTGACAAGTCAACGCTACTCAAGAAGGTAAATGCGAATCCATCAGATGCCACGATTCGTACGGAGTTTATGAAGTGGGTTAATAAGGGTTCATCATTTGAGAAAGGGTTAACTCGTAGGCGCAAGGCAGAAGCAGATTTGTATTTCACAACAACATCATCAACAACTTAAAGATATGTCAGACATTAAAGTAAACATTACGCAAGAAGGAAAAGACATCATAGTCAATGAGGCTTCGATAGTCGCTAATCAACTTGCATCAACACCATCAAGAACCTTCGGAGGTAAACTTTGGAGAGGTATTGTAAAAGGACTTTTGGTAATATTGCCATTTATTAAAATAACAAAAAAATGAAAAAAGCATTAACAACTCCGTTTGGAACATTCGTAAAAGGATTCGCAACTATTATCCTATCTTTGTGGCTTGTTGAGTTATCCAATGGTCACGATTTATTCTCATTTGATATGGTTATGGTTAAGAAGTTATTGACGGCAGGAATAGTGGCGAACTTACCTGTGTTGATTAATTGGATAAACCCAGCGTACAAGGCTTACGGCAACAAGTAGTAATGACTTATAAGGGTGGCGTATATTCGTCACCCTTTTCACTTTAAAATACACAAATGACATCGAAGTGGATTAAGTACGATGACGCTATTAAGCAGATATATTCGGAGGAGAAAACAGGAGTAGAGATAGCACAAACCATCTTGAATGTTAAAGCCAATAGTAAAGAGAACAATGATGTTAAAGAGTTAGGTAGATATATCTCAAGACACGGAAGACGCATTGCCGATATTCAAGAAGGAATCTACGAGGCTGCGAATCGGCTTGGTGTATCAATAATGGATGCCAAGACAATGTGGCTAAAGGATGAAGGCGCATCAATACAAGTTAAGAATCCGAATTATGTGCCACAAGAAGTGCAACGAGTTGAGACACTTCGTTCTGAATTGATTGCCGATTTACAAGCCTACCGACCAACATTCACAAAGATAAAACGTGAGATTTGCAAGGATGGTCACTTGTTAGTTATTGATCCTGCCGACATACATATTGGTAAGTTATGTTCAGCGTTTGAAACAGGCGAAGATTATAATTCGCAAATAGCGGTTAAACGAGTTTTAGAGGGGGTTAACGGCATCTTAAGTAAGGTGTCTGCGTATAACATCGACAAGATACTTTTCATTGGTGGTAACGATATATTGCACGTTGACAATGCCAAGTCTTCGACTACATCACTTACGCAACAAGATACCGATGGGATGTGGTATGATAATTTTATGATAGCCAAGAAGTTGTACACCGATGTCTTGGAATTATTGTTATCGGTTGCCGATGTTCACTTTACGTTTAATCCATCAAACCACGATTATACCAATGGATTCTTCTTGGCGCAGATTATTCAAACTTATTTTAAAGATTGCACAAACATAACTTTCGATTGTTCGATAGCACATCGCAAGGCATATCAATACCACAATAACTTGATAGGTACAACGCACGGAGATGGTGCGAAACAACAAGACCTTCCATTGCTTATGGCACTTGAGTATAGCAGAGAATGGGCAGAAACGAAACATAGATACATCTATACGCATCATATCCATCATAAGTCATCCAAAGATTATGCAGGAGTAACTGTTGAATCATTACGTTCGCCAAGTGGCACGGATAGTTGGCATCATCGAAATGGGTACTTGAGTATCAAAGCAGTTGAAGGATTTTTGCATCACAAACAACACGGACAAGTCAGTAGAATAACACATTTATTTTAACTATGGCAAAGGAAGAAAAAGAAAAAGAAGAAGAATTATTTGCTGATGCAATCGTTGAGTTCACTACGAATAGTGAGTATATCACCAATAGTTACTGGGCAATCTCAGCCGTTCAAGAACTTGATCCAATGACGGCAGATGGTAGAGCAATGAAGAACCGAATCCTTACTCGTTGTTTTAAGATTATTGATATGTGCGTAGATGAAATGTATAGTGAATTATTTGACCCAAGTGCCGATGACTAACGAAGAGAAACGTATTGAAGTGATGAAAAGATTATTGTTGATAGAAGCCGAAGCAGAACGATTACGCAAGTTGATGCGTGAGTTATTGAGTAGGTAAAAGATTGTTTTCATATGTGTATTTTAAGAGCCACCTCGTTTCTACGAGGTGACTTGCTTTTGGGGTGTATCTTATCTCCCTTCGGGTGCAAGTCGGCATCAATTTGGCACGTTTGTGGTTGCAATTTGCAACTGAATTCCACATTCTTAAAAAATTTCTTCCGTTGGTGTCATTGAGTTTCAGCGAAATTTGAAAAAAAGATTTGGTAGTATGGAGAATATAATATTATATTTGCATATCAATTAAAAACAATGAACGCACAGCAACTAATAGAATCAAAAGACTTAATTTCAAATATGATTGAAACACAAGCATCAATGTTAAATATTGAATTAAAATCAAACATCACTTCTTCATTTACTGATTACGGATGTTCAACTTATTTCTATGTATTAAATGCAAATACAAATGAGCAAGTTAAAGTTAGAGTAAGTGACCACGATGCAACCAATTCTGTAAGACAAGCAAATGAGATGATGTTTTGTATCTCAAAGGGAATTGAAACAATATTTACTCAAATAGAAAAAGTAACTAACCCTGAAAGATTTACAATCACTTCAAAGCAAGTTCAATATGGCAAAAATTTAATCACAATAAAAGAATACAAAAAAAACTAATAGAATGAAAAAACTACTCATCTACTCAATTATTGCCATTCAAGTAATAATGGTCACATTCATCATCTACTGCGGAATGTATATTATCGCAGCAAGTTCACATTTTTAAAAACTAAAACATAAACAATGGCAAAAAAAACAGGCGCAAAGCCGAAGTACAAAACACCACTAATGGGCGTATTTGTCCGAGTGGCAAACGAAAAGGATAAGAAAGTTATCCGCAAGACCGAAAAAGAATTATTAACTAAACATCTTATCAAGAATGACTAAAGTAACTATTATCGGAGAGGCAACACCGATAGAAAAAAAGAAGCCTATTGAGTTTGTTAAATTCATTGATATAGATACTAATCCACCTGCACGTACAGGTACTTTAGGGTGGGGTAATATTGAACTAATATGCAAAGATTATGGAGAGGGTTATGACCTTATGTTTGCTTACAACGAGATGAGGTCAGATGGCATAGCATATCTCGGACACTTCAATGACGGAATAGTAGTAGAAAAGGAGGTGTGCAATGACTAATCTACACATCAACCATCCACTTGTTATTGATATGGCAAAGAACAAAGACATATCACGAATCGAAGCTATTGCTGAACTAACCGCAGAAGATAACGGTGTACAACCTCACGAGATGCAGATGTACCTTGAGGAATTTCACAAAAATATGGCGGATAGTATGACATACACAGATAGCATTCAACGAGCCTTAATTTACACCTTTAAACCACTAAACAAATGATACCATCAACACATTACAACATCGTATCTGCGTGGATAGATTCCTGCATCACAACCGAACAAATGGATTCGGTCATTGATTTTATTATCAATCGACTCATTACCGATGAAAAGACACACGATGACTTGGTAGCTTATTGGAAGTTGAAGAACGGACATCGTCAATGGACTGCATCTAAGGTGGCATTATCTCAAGACTGGGTGCGATTGGATGATGAGCAAGGAGTTAAGGGTGACTTGGAATATCACGAACCTCAACCGACTGACGTTTGCTAATATTTAGTTAACGATGATTTCGTATTAAAAAATTAATTACTTTTACAAAAATTATATACACAATGAAAACACAACACAAATTTCCAATGTTCCTGCAATCGCCAAGCGGTATAATCCAACAACTATGGCTAAACGAAAAAGAATCTATTGATGTAGTCTCTTTGCGAGACATTCAAGTAAGCAATCTTGGATTAGAATGGCATCTTGAACAAGGCTACATTCCATCAACACAAAATGAATTTCTCGATGCGATTATTATTGCTGAACAAGTTATTACAAAAGCGAAATTACTTGCTTACCAAACATTATCATCAATGACCGAAGTTGAACGTATGCGTGAACGTGAAGATGATGTCCACGAAGGTAGTGATTTCGTAGGCGAAAGAGAAGGAGGTAACAATGACTAATAACACTAACTTAGTCAAGGCAACTAAGCCGACTATCACTTCGCTATTTAAACAACTTGACGTAGCAATACCACTTGAGCAACTCAATGTGGTACTTGCTACACCGCCACCACAGGCTTGGGTTAAACAACATCCATTCATTAAGGGGTACAACTACCTACCGATTGATAAGGTTGAATATCTGCTTCGTAGATGCTTTAAAAAGTATTCTATTGAAGTACTGAAGACTGGTATGCTTATGAATGCAGTTGAGGTGACAGTTAGGGTACATTATTTGAATCCTGCAACCAATACAATGGAGTTCCACGATGGTGTAGGTGCGCAAGAACTACAAACCAAAGCAGGTAGCGGTTCACTTCAGATGGATATGTCGAACGTAGGCAAAGGTGCGGTAATGATGGCACTACCAATCGCTAAGACAATCGCTATCAAAGACGCTTGTGACCACTTCGGTGACTTGTTTGGTGCGAACTTAAACCGCAAGGATGTGATAGCCTTTACAGGCGATACTGAGTTGTTATCTTATGACAAGATTAACGATGCTAAAGAGAAAGAAAGGGTATCAAAGTTCATTGAACAATGCTTGAATCTTAGCGACTTGTCATCAGTTAAGGATGTGGCTCAAACACTTGGTTTAACATCACAATACTACACGAAGGAGGCGTTACTCAATGGATAAGCAAATACTTTTCAGATGTAGTGGTGTGGGTGCATTACTAACTGAACCGAAACTAAAAGCGGATAAAGACGCAGGTAACTTGTCAGCAACCGGTAAGACATTGGTTGAATCAATGTGGTTACAATATGAATACGGATATCGTGAATTTGTGAACAACGAGTATATGGACAAAGGCTTGGCAATGGAACAAGATTCGATGCAACTTGTACAAGATGTTCTTGGCGGTGCGTTTAGAACCAAGAATCGTGAGAAGTTACAAGATGAGTTCATCATTGGTACACCTGATATTATCCTCACGGATGCGGTGGAAGACATCAAGACTTCGTGGTCATTACGCACGTTCTTTGAAGCCGAACCAACTACAATGTATGAAACACAGGCGCAATGCTATATGAAGTTAACAGGGGTTCATAAGTATCGGTTAATCTATGCTCTTGTGCCTAATACGAAGGAGATGGTTATAGCCGAGTGCGAACGTCTTGCTTGGAAGTTTGGACGCAACTATGAGAACGAAGATTACATCGCACAATGTCAGCAGATCCAACGTAACAATGACATCATACTTGAGTTGCCTATTGAAAAGCGTATCAAGGTCTTTAACTTTGACTATGATGCCGTGTTGATGGAGAAGTTGCAAGGAAAGATTATCAAGGCAAGAGAATACTATAATACGTTATCACTATGACACCTCCTAACTGCATCAAGATAGTGTATAGCACTAATCAACATAGCTATCGTGTAGCATCTCAACATCCATTCTTTTTGCATACTACCGAAGTGCTTACATCGTATCGTGGTGGTGTGCTGACCATCACAAGACCAACGATTGATTATCAAGGGAAGACATATAGGGTATGCGTTCCAAAATCATCTCGTGACCATCGGTTGTTTCATATTGCCATATCGCAAAATGTACCACTTGGAGTTTTTGAGATTGATGAGGAAGAAAGCAATGAAGATAAGTTGGTGATATATTTGGAGTGATGGTAACGGTTTGGGTATTGCCGAAGGCAGGGATTTGAAAGATAAATGTTTCAACCTTGTACAAATGCCCAATAGAAGTACAAATGATTAATTAACCGAGAATGCCCTGCTTTTGGCAATACCTTGTTAGGTGCAGTGCTTCTCACAAATTCAAATAAAATGACAAACGAACAAATTAGAGAACATTTATTAAAAGCTGGTGTAAAGAACTTGAAAGAGTTTGGTTATCCCGAAGTAACAACTGAAACAATATTGACTGATGAAGTTTATAAAGAGTTCTTTAAGTCAATGTTGGAAGATAATTTAGGTAACGGGAAGCAAGTTGATGAAGTAATAAACCAGCTTTTATCGGAGGTCGCATAGCATTGCACCTAACTGTCAGCTACAAGCAGTGCCTCATTGCTTTGTAGCGCAAGTTATCACATATTAAATAACACATCAAAACAAAACAAAATGGACATAGAAATAGTACAACAAATCAAAGCAACACCAACCAAGTACACCTACAAGGAATGGGCGAAACTTGCAAACGTAACGTATCGAACAATGCACCAGTTCTTTTACAGAAATGGACTTAAAGGGAAAGATTCAGGGTATCGAAAAACACCGATAGTTTTGGAATACATAATGGAACACGCAATGGAAAAAACCGCACTTGAATGGGCAGATTATTACAAGATAACTGAACACCAAATAAGGCACTACATTGGATATCGTGGGATCAAAGTGAAGTCAGGATTCGGTGCAAAGATTAAAGCAAAGAAAGAGAAAGCATTGCTTATTGATAACACACCACTTGCACCTGATATGATTGACTTTCAATGGGTACATCCATCGTTATCTGATTACGGATTAAAAACTTCGAACAATGGATAGAATACTTATAGACATTGCAACAGGACTTAACATCCCCATCAAAAAGATTCAAGATAGTGGACGAGGCACTTTTGACATTGCAACGGCAAGACATTTGTTTTGTTTCATAGCTTACGAGAATGGTTATAACCTTTCCGAGATAGGCAGATTCCTTTCCTATCGTGACCACACAACCATCATTAATTCGATTAAAGTTGTAAATAATATGAGAGATACACAAGATGCTCTTTACGAGAGATTTGTTACCTTGCTAAGACATAATGCACCAAACTTGAAAACATCGTTGTATGAGCCTCGTAAGAGGTATAGTGGGGATGGTTGTATCATTAGTAGGTTTCAGATAGTGCGGTGCGCATAACGGTTTGCAGACTTGCGAATGCAAGGGATTAGAAACACTAAACTTTAAAATTAGCACAAATGATTGATAGAAATACAAATGTTGATACCACCACCGAAGCCCTTGCTTTTGCAAAACCGATGTTAGCAGAAGTGCCTTTCAAGTGTTGTTCAAAATGTAATATTGAAAAAAGCATAAATGATTTCCCTATTGTTTTTGGACATAAAAGAAAAGACGGAACAAAAAAACAAAGGTATCACAGCCAATGCAGAAAATGTAGATATTCTGTTTGTAAAAAATGGAATGAAAAAAATGAAGGTTATAGCACTATTAAAAAAAAGGAATGGGAAGAAAAAAATAAAGAATATGTTACTGAATATAAAAAATGTTACAAAAAAGAAAATGCAGATAAAGTAAAACAATGGAAAAAAGATTGGGACATAAAAAATAAAGAACATAGACTTCAATATAATAAAGACAATCCACAACCAAAAGACAAAGTAAGAAAATGGCAAAACGCAACAGATAAAAAGATGCGTGAAGAATTAAAAGACTGCTACGTTATTTATACTCTATCAAAAAGAATAGGTAAAAAAGCGGAATTTATAAGACAATATCCTGAATTAATAGAAACACAAAGATTAATAATTAAAACACAAAGATTATGCAAAACATCACAGAATTAAGAACAAGCCTTAGTGATAATTACACTAAAATGAAAGCTGGTAAAATGGGTTTGAATGTTGGCAAGGAATTAGCCAACACAGCAGGGAAAATCATCAACTCTTTAAAAGTCGAATTAGAATATAATTCTATGATGGATATTAAAGAAGAAATTGATTTCCTTAAAAAGTTGCCAAAGGTTTAGGGTGTCGCTTGGCATTTCTCCTAACATATCGCAAAACAAACACATAACACATAAACAAGCTGTGATTCAGCAACACATATACAATGAGTACAGAAATAATATGGAAAGACGTTATTAATTATAAAGGCATTTATATGGTTAATCAATATGGAGTTATTAAAAGTATTGACCATATAGTTTATCATAAAGATGGAAAAAAAAGATTACAAAAAGGTCGTAATATAAAATATTCAAAAAGTAAAAAGGGATATATTCAAGTATCACTTTCTAAAAATTGTATTAAATTTAATACTAGTGTTCATAGAGTTATGGCAATAGCTTTTTTAAATAATCAATTTAATAAGCCTCAAATTAATCATATTAATGGCATTAAGGATGATAATAGATTGGAAAATTTAGAATGGTGTACAAATCAAGAAAATCAATTACACGCAATAAAAAGTAATTTAACTCATCCTAATTATGGTGAAAATCACCATATGTCAAAAATACCAAATTCACATATTGCTGGAATCATAGAAGAAATGAAAAATGGGAAACCAATGCGTATCATTGCAGAAAGATATTCAATGAGTATAACTGCAATTTCAAATATAAAAAATAGAAAGACTTATATTAACATTTAAAACAACAAAAAAATGGCGGAAACAAGCTACATAGTGTCAGGAACACTATACAAAAAAAATCCTATTCAGGTAGTAAGTGAAAAGTTCAAAAAAATTGACTTTATCGTTAAGACGGATGGAGAATACCCTCAGTATTTGCAAATTCAAGCAGGTAATGATAAAACTTCCTTATTAGATGGTTTACACGGTGGTGATAGAGTTATTTGTACCGTAAATGTAAAAGGAAGGCTTTGGACAGGATCTGATGGCATTGAAAAATGTTTCAATTCTTTGGAAATTTGGAAATTAGATAAACAAGGTAGTGGTCAACACATTGAGACAGTACAAGCGGAAGTGGTGCAACCGACTGACCCATTGGGAGATTCATCAAATTTGCCATTCTAATCTCTTACATTTGCACAATCGGGTTGGACGGCAAATCCGTAAAAGTTATACGTTACTTCCCTGATTTTCTTTACTAACGTATATAAAAAACGTACACAATATGATTACATTAGATAGATGTTACCGATTACTTGACACAGGGTTTAGTCTTATAACTGCATCTGCGAACAAGAAACCTAATATGCACACTTGGAAGGAGTATCAAACAACTCCTATCACTAAGCCTGAGATGGCTAAAGCATATAATGGCGAAACAACATCAGCAAAGACTGAGATAATAGGCATCCTTACAGGATATAACAACCTTGAAGTTATAGATGTTGACTTAAAGGTATTCCCCACACTTCCTGAACAAGAAGAATTTTGGCACGAACTACATTCCTACCTTAAAGATAACATTGATGACTTCCATCGCAAGTTCGTAATCTACAAGACTAAGAACCAGGGATACCATATCCTTTACAAGTGCGATACTATTCAAGGTAACTCTAAGATAGCCAAACTCAAAGGACATAAAGAGTGCATCATTGAATCTCGTGGTATTGGTGGCTATGTGGTTGTTTATGACAATCAAATCTCTAAGTTAGACTATCTATCTATCCAAACGATTAGCGAGAGAGATAGACGCATCTTGTGGTCAATCTGCCGTACTTACAATTACGTTGACCAATCCGAACAACTGCAACCTGATAAGAAGATAACTAAGGAGTACGATGCAAGTAACATTACTCCGTGGCAAGACTATAACGAGAAGACTTCAATCTATGACATCATTGGTGAAGACTTTAAGATAGTTCGTAAGTTATCCAAGCACGATATTATCCTTCGACACGGAGCAGAATCTTCACAATCAGGATATGTGTACAAGGATAGTGGTTGTATGTTTCTATTCTCAACTGGAACTATCTATCCGAACGAGAAACTAATTACTCCTTTTATTGCATACGCGTACAAGTATCACAATGGGAATATGAGTGTTGCAGGTAAGGAGTTATACTCTAAGGGATTTGGCTCACGGATCGTGAAACCATTGCCAGAGAATCGCATCAAGACAAGTATCAATACCGATGACTTGAAGTTTCCTATTGACATCTTCCCTGCACCTATTCAGAACTATATGATTGAGTGCAACAACACACTTGATAGTAGCATTGATTATATGGGTTGTTCTATGTTATGGGTGACATCTATTGTAGTTGGGAACTCTATACACATCGAAGTTAAACGTGGATGGGTTGAGACTGCCAACGTATGGATAGCTGTTGTTGGCAAGGCAGGACTTGGTAAGACACCAAGTATTAAGAACATCATCCATCCATTGATGAAGATTAACTCCAAAGAGATTAAGTCTTACCTCAAACACGCTGAGAAGTATGCCGTATACTCCAAGTCAAGTGAAGCCGAGAAGAAGCAAGTAGAGGATGTACCAAAGCCAGTTAAGACGCAGTTCATAGCTAATGACATCACTCTTGAGGCTCTTGTTGACTTACACGAGCAATCGAAGAACGCAGTCGGTGTGTTCAAGGATGAGTTGAATGGTTGGTTCAAGGATATGAATAAGTATCGTGAGGGTTCTGATTTGGAGTTTTGGTTGAGTACTTGGTCAGGTTCGCCTGTATCGTTTAATCGGATGTCAAGGGTTGGTTCATTTGTTGAACGTCCATTGATTCCTGTACTTGGTGGTATACAACCTTCGATTCTTAATACGTTCTATACCGATGAGAACAAGGATAATGGATTCGTTGATAGGATGCTACTTACATTCCCTGAGTTGGAAGTAGAACACTATAACGATAACGAGATGCCGTATGATGCGGTGGAGTGGTATACGAATGCAATACAAGCGTTTTATGACCATTATAAGCGTAGGGTGGTAAACTATAACCTTGATATGGAAATAGACCCTTATATCGCACGTTTATCGGATGATGCTCGTATTGAATGGAAGCGTATCTTTAATGAGATAACATCGGTTCAAAACTCTGATGAGGAGAACGAATATATGAAGTCAATGTTGCCTAAGCAGAAGTCTTATATCCCACGTTTCGCATTGTTGATCCATTGTCTTGATTGCTATATGACCGAGAAGCCAACTGAGGCATCCTTGCTTATATCTAAGGAATCTATGCTAAAGGCTGAACGGTTATCTAAATACTTTGTGGCAATGGCTAAAAAGATTAAGGTAAACACGATGGAAGTGAAGGAAATGAAGACGGCTATGATAGCTAATAAAAGTATGAATACAAAGGATAAATTCAAAGAGTTATACACACTTAACCCTGAGTTGAATAGAAGTGAAGTTGCCGAGTTGTTGAATGTATCAAGGAAGCAAATTCAGAGATATATTGCTGAATTGAGCAAATAATGTCGCAGTTATGTCGCACTATGTCGCACCTCATATTCCTTGCAAACTCAATGCTATCAACGATTTAACACCAACTGCGACATTTTGAATGTCGCACCTACTAAAAAGGATTACAAAAATGAAATTTGTAAAAAAATATTTTGAAAACGCAAAGTGCGACAAATGTCGCAGTAAGGCTCTGAAACCATTGGTATCATTGAAAAACTACTGCGACATTTACTGCGACATTGGTCTTAAAAATGTCGCACCTATGTCGCAGTTGATAACTTTATAAACTTATCCACAAATGAATTCAAACATCCTCAAACTATGCCAACAAGCAAACCGATTATCTTGCGTCACACGAGAACATTTGACCTCGTCACAACGGAAGGATTTAATCTCACTCAAGACCGACAAGATGAACCGCCTAGAAGCGGAAATGGTGAATACACGATACCAACAACACTTAACGCAATGTCTCAACGAAACGAAAACCTTATAAAACTCATATCCATACTTGGACTAACACTTGAACACCAATGACACGAGCAGAAAAACAACGAATCATCCAAGCCAAGCAACGATACTCAAGAGCCAAGTATCCAAGCATCACACCTCAACAAGATAGCTTTGACCATTACGACAGAACCGATACTACGGCTAATGGACTAACGGCTTGTGTACGAGATTACCTAAAGTACGAAGGACATCAAGTAGAAAGGGTAAGTAATCAAGGTCAGGCAAGAGTTAACAAGGTTATAGATGGCTTAACAGGTGAACAGATAGGCAATCGTACACAAGGTGTTACCTTTACTCCTGGTCAAGGAACAAAAGGAACGGCTGATATCCATTCAACTATCGCAGTTATGATAGGTGAACACGAGGTTGGTCTTTCGGTTAAGATTGAAATCAAGATGAAGGACAAACAATCGAAAGCACAGAAGAAGTATCAAGAAAGCATTATAACATCAAAGGGTGTGTATGTAATTGTTCATTCGATGGAAGAGTTCTTTAAGTTCTATGATAACCTATTAAATAAGTATAAATAATTAATTAAGTTGCATATATTTGCACAATAGAACATACATACTATGAGTAAACCAATACACAACGAACGTAACGCAGGTCGAAAGCCAATGTATAACGAGCCATCAACTAAGAGCAAGAGTTATACAATACCAGCAAGTAAGATGCAAGACTTTGATGAATATGCCAAGCGTAAGATTAAGGAGTATATGAGTAATAAAGGACACAACGTAAACGTAAACGAGTAAAATATATAACACATTATGAGTAAGAAAACAGCTATAACATTTATTTTATTAATGATATTTTTCTACATAGTATGGTCATTTTGTATGTGGGATTTTAACCCATATCATTGGAATATTGGATTAAGATTTATTTATGCTTGTACATCAATTTGGGTTAGTGGAATGATAACTGCTTTAAATTATAAATAAGATGAGTAACGAAGAAGCTAAACAAAGAGCCAAAAACTATATGTCATTGAAAGGTGCATTAGAACCTAATCAGATTAAGTGTTATTGTGGTCATACAAGCTATTGTGATTGTAGTCCATTAGATGAATCCAAGAAAACAGCAGTTAACTGGTTAATTGAAACATTGGAATCCGATATTAAGGTTGATGAATCAAATATAGTTACCATCAGAATACACGAACACGATTATGTGAAATCTAAGCAAGTAGCGTTAGAGATGGAGAAAAAGCAGATAATTGAAAGTTATGACCAAGGAGATATTCAATTAGTGAACGCAGAACAATACTACAATGAAACATATAAAAAAGATTAAATGAATCAACATAAAATGTATATGTGCATTAAATTAATGCAATTACTACAAGAGAAAGCAAGGCACATTCACACTATTGAAAAATACCTCCAAGTAAGTAATAGGACAGTATATAGATACTTGTTACTTTACGAAAATTTAGGTTATAAAATTATTAAAGACAATAAAAAAATAAAAATAGAAATAAGATGAGTAAGAAAACAGCAGTAGAATATTTAGTAGAAAATTTAATTAAATTAGGTTATTTACATTCTAAAAATTATGGGCAAAGTAACAATGTAAAAAAAGTAATTGAACAAGCCAAAGAAATGGAGAAAAATCAAATAATTAATACCTTTAAAGATGCACAAGTTTTTAAAGCTATGAATGATGAAACAAGAGCCGAACAATATTACTTCGACAAAACATACAAATAATGGACACACTCTGCAAGGGCAACAACTGCCCAATGAAAGAACAATGTAAGCGGTATACATCACCTGCGGATGCAACAAACCAATGGTACTTCACGGAATCGCCAATTAAGGATGGTAAATGTGAGATGTTTTGGGGTGATGTCGCTGATGAGATTATGGAACAGTTAAAGTCAATAATGCGAGTTAAGTAGAAATAGTGAATCCTATATCTGAAAGTAGAAATAGTAGAAAAAGTGAAAAAAGTGAAAAAAGTGAAAAAAGTGAAAATCGGCAGGAATAATATTCTATACACAAAAAGTGAAAAAAGTGAAAATTCTCAAAATCTATAATCTCCAGTTCTACACAAAGTGAAAATAGTCAAATAAGCAGTTCGATGATCTATACAAGAATGCCCCAATAATAGTTGGGGCATTTCTCATTCTAAACACTAACTAACCACTAAAAACGAAAGACTTGAGATGTAATATCAGAGAGCAACTCTAAAGAGCATCGTAAAGAGCATTTAAAGGCGATTTAAGACAACTTCTACCAAAGAGCAATAGATAACCTTAGAAAGATATTTAGAGCCTTAAAAGAGCAATTTCACAAAGAGCAATATTTCAGAAAGAGCAATACAAAGAGCAATGTGTGTAGGTAACTACAATTCAATCTCATTTTCACAGTGAGGGCAAAGTAAGCTAGATCCATTACTCAGGTAACAGTTAACAGGCTTTATATCTTTATGTCTTGATGGCTTAACAGCCAATCCCTCCATACTTAAATAATCGTGTACTAATTTTTTCACCTGGTCAATGTGTGAAATCGGAATTTCGATATTCATTCGTTTGCTCTCTGTTTTATATTTCGCCATACTTGAATACAAATGTACTTTAGTAGATAGTAGTAAGTATGTATATAGTATCTGTTTTACAATAGCTTAAATATATGCATTTGTTATTGTGATGTTAATGAGATACGAATAGTGTACATTGTATTACTTAGCATAGTAGTATTGCACTATCAAAGCAATTCCGCTAAGAAAAAAAACTAAAACACAATGACAAACAAATTAAACAAAATTATCTTCCTTTCATCATCAGTTATGACAGTATTTACAATGGGTGCAGCGGTTAGCATCAATCCTTCTTTATTGGTAGTATCTTTCGCTTTCTTTCTTGTAACAATTTGCACAAAAAATAATTAATAACAAATAAAACTAACACAATGACAAACAAAAAAGACTATTCAATCGTCATCATCATCATCATTCTACTATGTAGCATAGTAGCAAGTTCGAAGCCAGTATCCTTTAAACAATGTAACAAGGTCACCGCACCATTACGTTGCAAGGCTATAAAAACGAACGGTAAACAATGCCTTAATGCGTCTTACAAATGCGACAGTATCTGCAAATTTCACTTAAACACTAAAAACAAATAAAAATGAAACACACTACACAAACCGAACTAGTAAACTTCGCAATTGACCACATCAAAGATTGTCAACCGTCTTGTTATGGTTTCGACTTGCACCACGAAATTTTTAACTCAGACTACTACATAATTGGGTATTACTATGCTGAGCAATGGTTACTAAATAACGGAGGTACATTTTACAACATAGACTTAATCAAAGAGTACGAAGAATCAAATTTTGGCGAAGTGATGACAGACTTTTCAAGTGCTGAAAAGGTAGTTAATATGGCAGTCTATATTCTAGGCGAAGAGGTACTAAGCGTATCTAATACGTTACAAAGCAAGTTGAATAATCGCTTAGACGAGGAAGACTTGAAGGCTATTATTAACGAACTTCAAAACTCTATCTAACAATGAAAAGACTAAAATTATTTGGAACTTATCATGTCACGATATCGCCTATCAAACACACTACAGACGGCTTCATTCAGATGGCAAAAGTATACGAAGGTCGAGTCTGTTTGGACCATCATATATTTACAGCACCAGTTACGAATTTACAAGTAAGAGAATATTTTTTGAACTTATTAATAAACAATAAAAACAAATAACAATGCAAACAATAAACGAAATAAACGAGTATATGAATTTACAGCCTGAATTAATAGAGTTATTCAGCCACATAATAGATATTAAAAACGGTAAAAGTACTATGAGAGACATTTGCACAGGTATTCTACAAATGGAGGATAAAGAAGTAAATAAAATAGATTCAGCATATCCGTGTGACTATGGCAAAAGTATTGCTGAAATTTACCCAACATTTTATAAAGGATATCACGTATACGACTATAATAGTTCTGTATTCGGTGAAATGCGAAATTTAAAAAATGATATTGCAAACGTAATTTTAAAAAGATTCTAAAAACAAAAGTAAGGCTAACTTTACAGCCATAAACACAATGCAAACAAAAATAATAATCACAGGACAATTAAACAGCATCTTTATGCTCCGCTCAGTTATTAAAGATTATAACTGCGAAGAAACTAGAGGAATGTTCAACAGCGTTACTCTAACTTTTAAAACTAAGCGTGAAGCCGTTAAGGCATTAAGCGAAGGACGTAAATACTTAAAGAGTAACGATAAAGATTACAGTTATTGCAAAGGTTATTCATTACGTTACGATGCAGCTACAGCAATAATCTCAAACGAACATAACAATGCGTAAACTCTTAATATACGGTATCATTACAGTACAGGTTCTAATGTATGCTTTTATTCTTTATTGTGGGGCTTATTTAATCGCTCTATTAGGTTAAGGATACATATACCTTCAACTACTTAGCACCTTTAATTAGGTGCTTTTTTTATGCGTATATGCAATCGGTATAAGTCAAGGTATTGCAATACAATATATCAAGGTATATACATACGAATGTAAATAGTTGAATATCAATGTGTTATAAGTAATATGTTAGATTAGTCTAACTTTTATGTGAATATGTGGCTAACTTTGTGAAATCAGTGTAATTCAATATGAAGAAAGAAGTAACACATAAGGCTAAGGTAGTGCCGAATATCAAAAGTAGTAACCCTAGCGAACGTATGGCTGCGGTACGAATAAGCAAGGCAAAGGGTACTAAGCATCACAAAACTAAGGTACTCGAAAAGGTAGGGCTAAGTAGTTGGGAAAAATTCGGTGAGTGGCTAACTACAAAGGGAGTTGAGGACTATATGGAAGCAATGAATCAGTTAGGTCCACGTGATAAGATAGTAGCTTTCAATGCGATCATAGAGTACTATAAGCCGAAGTTGACCAGATCACAGGTTGACGTGAACGCAAACGTAGTGATTGAAAATATATCCTTTGAATAAAGGTATTAATATACCTATATAAATAACTACTCTAAACTACCTTAAGGAATTAGAATATAATATTTGAAACTGCCTTAAACATAGCGATATCATAGCATAGAGTGGGGTGGGGGAGTGGTTGTACTATCACGAATGATAGTAATACTATTACGATAAACGCATAGGTCAAAATGCTATTTAACATAATAAATATTATAGGACGAATGGATACTGATTTAGGATAAGCAAAAGTTCAACGTAAAAAGAAAAAGAGGGTGGGGGTATCCCCCTATCCTACTTTTTATGCTAAATTTTGAACATATATAAAAAAACGTAATATGTTTAGCATACCCATACCATACATAACCTTGTTACCATAACATAACAACATAACAACATAACATAGTACATTTGCAATATGGACGTAATAGTTAAGAGAACTCCCAAGTTTGCACCTTTGTATGAGTTAGCTGAAGATACCGAGATAGTAGTTTGTATCGGTGGTCGTGGTGGCGGTAAGACTTATGAAGTGTCGAAGTTTATAGCCTATTCCGCAGCTATCAAGGGTAAGCGTTGTCAAGTGTTGCGTGATGAGAAGGAAGGTATCAAGGAGAGTATCTTGAACGAGGTACTACTTAGATGGGATACGGCTAACAAGCAGTCGGTGTTGGATAAGCAGTTCTCAAGGTTGGAGAATGGTATCAAGAACAACAAGACTGGCGAGATGGCGGTGTTCACTAAGGGGTTTAGGGCGAGTACGTTAGATAAGAAGGCGAATATGAAGTCGGTATCGAACGTAGACATAGCGTGTATAGAGGAGGGCGAAGATATAAGAGATGAGGATAAGTTCAATACGTTCAGCGACAGTATCAGGAAGCGTGGTTCGTACATCATCTTCATTATGAACACACCTGACATCTACCATTGGATCGTGCGTAGGTACTTCAACGCTATACCGATTACCGAAGAGGATGAACCTCAGTTGACGGATACGGAACGAAGTGGGTACTTCAAGCTTGTGCCGAAGGATGTACACGGATTGGTAACGATACAATGTAACTACAAGGATAACACGTTCCTACCTGATAAGACCGTTCGGCAGTATGAAGCCTATGGAGACTCTGAGTCGCACTTGTATAACCTACATCACTACTTGACGAGTATCAAGGGTTACTCTACAACAGGGTTGAAGGGTCAGATATTCAAGAACTATGACATCATCACACCTGAAGAGTTTGCGGAGTTGGACTATGCCGAGTGCTATGGGCAAGACTTCGGTACTGCCAGTCCTGCGGCAACTGTATGGATGAAGGTGAAAGGAGACCACGTTTACCTAAAGGAGTTGAACTACGAGCCACTTGCGTTGGTAGAGTTGGGTAAGAAGTTGAATGACTTGGGTATGTTGGAAGACACACTTATCGTAGCTGACTGTGCCGAGCCTGATACCATCCGTGAGTTGCGGTTTGGTATAGCCAAGTACTTGAGTGAGGAAGATAGGGAGAGGTATCCTAACGCATCACTTGGGTTTAGGAATATGAGACCTGCACCTAACAAGAGTATCAAGGGTGGTATAGATAAGCTACTAAGTATGAAGATTCACGTTACGAGTGACTCACCAAACTTGATTGCTGAGTTCTCGCAGTATGTATGGGCGGTGGACAAGGATGGTAAGCCAAGTGGTAAGCCTATTGATGCTCATAACCATTGTTTCGTAGGTAGTACACTAATTACAACACCTTATGGTTTGATGCCAATACGAAGTATGGTGCAAGGTGACTTAGTACTGACAAGTAGCGGATGGCATCAAGTTGTGCATAAGTTTTATAATGGATGCAAGGAGGTATGCAAGTATAGTCTTATCTTTGAGGATAACACTAAAACAGAAGTTATATGCACACACAACCACAAGATAAAGACATCAACAGGATGGGTAGAGATTGCGTCATTGAAGCAGGGGATGGAACTATACCTTACCAAGTATTTGATGGAAAAACATACTACTTGTACAAGGGAGAGAAGTATTTTTCAAAAGGTTGTAAAAGACTGCATACTGAAGTTTGGCAATTCTTTAATGGCAAAATACCTAAAGGTTATCACATACATCATATTGATGGTAATCAGCAAAATAATGATATATCCAATTTGGAATGTATTGAAGCGAGTAAACATTTATCTCAACATATGTCATCAAGGGATAAAGAAGAACTTAGGGCAAGAATGGATTATGCCAGAGAGTTTGCAAACAAATGGCACGGCACAGAAGCAGGACTTGATTTTCATAGGAAGATTGGCAAAATGGCTTGGGATAAAGCAGAATATAAAAAATACAACTGTCATCAATGCGGTAAAGAATATACTTCAAGAACAACAGGAATTACAAAATACTGCCATCAAAACTGCAAGGCTCGTGCGCTTAGAGCAAGGAGAAAAATATTTTGATAATGTATACGATTTAATGATTGAAGAAGAACACGAATATTTTGCTAATGGAGTTTTAGTCCATAACTGCATAGATACGGTTAGATATATGATCCAAGTACACGGATATTGGTTCTAATGGAAGTTTGATGTATCTTTGACAGATGTATACAATAGAAGAAGCACCGAATGGTGAGATGAAGTGTTACTACGTCAGTAGTGAAGGGAAGCGTGAAGTGAAGGAGTTTGAGTATAATAAGTTAACTAATGAGTTAACTATCGGTAAGGAAGAAAAAGATTAATTATGAATAAGAATAATAAACTATTCCCTGATAAATATTTTACAAAGGAAAATAAATATTGGGTTAATCATCAAATTAAAAACTATAATAAACGTAAGAATATGCACATAGATGAACCAAAGGTAGATGTAATGGCAGGGTTAGCGATATTATCGTTAATACTTGTATGTTTCTATTATATTTTTTCAATATTGTAGAAAAAAGATTTGTTGACGTAAATATTTCGTATATTTGCAAAGAAATGAGACGAACTCATAGAAATTAACCAGCCTATATCCGCAAAGTAGCGATGTAAATCAGCCACGAGGAATATAGGTTCAAACGAAAAGGTTGGCTAAGTCTAGTTTGTTAACAAAGATTAGGAGTATAGTACCTTCAATATTTGGAGGTGATTCTGCATTAAAGAGAGTTACAGGATTGTCTCCGTTCTACGGAAGATTGGATGAGGGTATAAGACCAGGCGAATTTAGTTTCCCTGACTATATGAACCTTACGGATAACATCTTCAGCGTATCATCAGACCAAGAAATTATTAAAGCGGTTACGGATTGTCCTCAGATCGGAGCAATCTTACATAGCAAGTCTAACGCATACGTTAATGGTATCGTAGAAGTGTTATCTAAGTCAACACGCAACAAGGTTAAAGGTCAAGATAAGCGTTGGCAGACGTTGATGGAACATCCTAATGTATTGCAGAATGGAGAAGCGTTTAGGGCGCAGTTGAAGTTCTACATAATGGCATTCGGTTATTGTCCTGTCTTGCGTATCATACCTGAAGGATATGAGTTTGGTACTGAGATAAGCGCACTATGGGTACTTCCTCCACACTCAACGGAGATTAAGTTCAAGAAGGGTAATATGATGTACACGGATAACATCAGCAACCTCATTGAATCGGTTACCTTGCGTAGAGATAACGTAAAGTACACCATCAAGAAGGAGGACGTATACATCTTCACGGACACAACACCTCTAAGAGATAATAGTTACCTACCTTGCTCAAGGGTATCATCGTTGCAGTTCCCTATCAACAACATCATCAAGTCATACAAGACGGAAGGTCGTATCATCTCTAAACCATTGGGTATCTTAGCGAATCAAGCAAGAGATACCATCAGTACGTTACCGATTGGTAGCAAGGAACGTAGAGAGTTACATCGTGCGTTCAAGTCTTATGGTACAAGTGATGGGCAAGAAGATACTATCATCACGGATGCTACGTTGAAGTGGGAACATATGATGTATCCAGTTAGTGAGTTGCAGATGGTTGAGTTACGAACCGCTAACGCTGCCATCCTATGCGATGGTATGGGTTATCCGTTTGACTTGTTTGGTAAGGATAAGGGTACTACGTTTACCAATGGTGCGAGTGCAGGTAAGACATTGTATCAGAACTTCATCATCCCTGAGAGTAAGAATATGGATACTCAGTTTAACGAGTGTTTGTATGGTGACATCAATGGTGTTGAGTATGTGACTTGTTTCGACCACGTTGCAGCCTTACAAGATGACATCAAGGCAAGAGCAGAGGTAAGGAAGTTAAACATCGAAGCAGCGACATTGGAGTTCAACTCTAATGGTATTACTTATAACCAATTCTTAGTAAGTATAGGATATCACGAAGTATCAGAGCCATATAGCGATATGTATGCGTGGCAGATAAGACAAGACTATCCTGAGTTCTTTAACAACACAAGCAATGGAACAAACAACACAACAACGCAAGGTAGCGGAACAGCCACTAACGAAGCAACAGTTACAGGAAATCAAACGTCTAACGGAACTCAAACTCAAAGCACTCAAGGAGCATAAAACGATATTAAAATGATTAAGTCACACTATTTCCCATCACGCACGTTCACTTCCAAAGAGGAGTTGTTTAAGGCATTGAAGGATTCCGAGATGGACATCATTGAGTTCAAGACGGCTAACGTATACAAGGGTTGTGATAAGTCTACTACGATTGGTAAGTCACACAACACTAAGGAAGCTACTAAGGGCATAGGATTCGCCACTAAGGAGAACTATATCTATCCTATAATCAGTACTACAAGGTATATGGATAGCCACGATGACGTTCACTTCGATGGTTGTTTTACTAAGACAGTTAAGGAACAACAAGGTAAGGTTTACTATTGTGCCGACCATAACCTATCACTATCAGGCATCATTGCATCGAAGAAGAACGTAGAGATGATGGTTGAACCTGTTGATTGGTCTATCGTAGGTAAGGAGTAT